AGTTTTGACAGCCCTACCAATTTCTTGTACAGGATAAACACGCTGGTTAGCGTTGCGTACTCCGCCTTGTATACAAATACCTTTCATATACAAGTCTTTCCCTTCATTGGCAGACTCAACGACAATTTTTGCTTCGTCGAAAGTCAGTGTCTCAGATAAATTCATCACCATCCAAATACCTTATATTAATTAGCTACCAATAGTACTTTTTTTATTGGCTGCTGTGTCGCCTGCGCCTTTTTTCTCTGCGCCATGGCCTTTAGTATCAGACTTCATTGACTTAGAAGCTTTGCCACCTGGAACATTTACGTTACCACTTGCAATATCTTTTGGACTTGCTGGTGTCATGCCTTTTTCGTCAGCGCCTTGTACTAAGTTAGAAGCATCTCCGCCCATGTCGTTCGCACCAGCTACTGGGGATTTAGTGTTTGCACCGTTGTCGCCCATTTTAGGTGTAATTTTTTCAACATATTCACGCATCTGCTCTGTTGGAGTAAGTTCTTCTTTAGAACCTTCCTCAACATCTTCATCTGATGTTTCATCAACTTCTTCGTCTGATGCTTCTGGCATTTCTTCGTCACCTTCTTCATCATCCATATCCATTTCAGCATCATCAGCTGGCATTTCATCTTCAGCGTCGTCCATATCGTCTCCGCCTTCTTTTCCTGCCATCATATCTTCAAATTCTGCTTTTAATTCGTCTAAAGCGTCTTCTAGATCTTCAACTCTGTCTTCCATGTCGCCTTCTGGCTCGTCACCTTCTTCGCCTTCTTCGTCGCCCATGTCAGCAATATCAGACATCATGTCGTCTGCAGGGTCGCCTGCATCCATATCCATGTCGTCTTCGCCTTCGACTTCAAATTCGTCTAGGTTAAAGTCTTCTTCAACTTCTTCATCTTTAGAAGCTTCGTCAACTTCTTCATCAGTAGCTTCGTCTACTTCTTCATCATCAGTAGCTTCGTCTACTTCCTCATCATTAGAATCTTCGTCTACTTCCTCATCAGATGTTTCATCAACTGACTCATCTTCTAGATCGTCTTCTAATAGATTTTCATAAATTTCTCTTGATTTCTCTACCACAATATTGTGGAAAAGTTCTTCTGCTTTTGCCTTGTCTTCATTAACTAGGCATTCTAGCATTTCTTCGAATTGTTTTGAATCTGCCATTTTATTCTCCTATAAATATAATTTGTTTACCATATACGGTAAGGCTGTCATTTGTATTTACTATTTATAAGAAAAAATGCCCGAAAATAGGCTCAAAACGGAGTTTTTAAAGATTTTCCTGTTAGATTGAAAAAATCTTTAAAAAATGTTCAATATCCATTGTACTATAATTGCTCAAAATATTTAGTTCTTCTGGACAATAATTATCTTTAGCTATAACTCTAGTATAGTTAATGCGAGGGTGTTCTTTGATTGTGGTTGCAGTTTGTTTTAACCAATTACCGTGATATGTTGCACCATCTATAGACTTTTTGTAATTATCTGAGTCAGCGTATATATTGTTAAAGTGATTACCACCGTCTTTTCCAGTGTAATCAAATCCTAGTATAAAGATCTGCTTTGGTCCATGTTGACTTGCTAGCCATAATGCTGTAGGACCACTACTCCATCCTTTACTAGGTTGAAAAAATTTAAAGTTAGACATACTATTGTATGCTTTATTAGGATTAGTCCATACTTGATCATTGCGATATTGATATTTGTTTTTGTTAAGTTCTAAAACCATTTTTACATCAACAGCAACTAGATAATCAGGATCATATTCACGGTATAAAGCGTTACAACCATATACTTTACCATATTCTTTTATTGAATTTAAATCAACAGGAGTTCTACTCAATCCGTTGCCTAAAACAAATGATGTTATATTATTATTATCTAAATTTTTTATTGGAGGGCGGGGAGGAATTTTGTTAGCTTTAGCAGCACGTTTTGCCGCTTTTTCTATTTTAATTTTTTCTTTTAGTTTTCGCCATTGCTCTTTTGTGTAATCAGCTTTGTTAGGTTTGGTCATTTAACTTAGACACCAGCTGCTGCCGCCTGAGCTGCAAGACCGTACATTTGTCTAGTGATATCTAGTTCTTTACTTTTTTCTTTTTGATGAGTTTCAGAACCTTTTCTTGCTCTGTTAATTTGTGATAATGTAAGTTTTGTTTTTCTAGTATCGTCAGCATCAACTATAGACTGATCGTACTTTGGTTCATACGAGTCGTCTTGTACAGTATCAAGTGTTTCTTTATCAAAATAAAATAATTCACGTAGTATCATGCTAGTATTTATACCGTTTGGTCTGTTCCCGGCGGGGGTGTGCCGCCTGGTGTATCTCCTGTTACTGTTTCTGGTGGTGCTCCTGCTCCGCCATCTTCTGGATTTGGTGTGTCGTCAAGTATGTCTTCTGCGCCATCAATGTCTGCACTAATACCTGCAGAGCTAATTCCTACACTTCTCATTTCTCCTGATGCATCACCCGGTGGTGGAGTTAAGTTTTCATCGTTCTCTTCTCTCCATAGTCTTTCGTTTTCTGCAATTTCTTCTTTGCTAAATCCTAAAAATCTTTCTAACGCAAATCTATTTGACATGTAAGGTATTGCACTCATTTGTGTAAATGTTGGTACTCTAGCATTATCAAGTTCTGCTTGTCTATAACTTGCAAAGTTCTGTGGTGGTTGAAATTTTAAATCAAACATTGACGTATCAATGTTAACACCTTTTTCTAATAAAAATCTTTTAAATTCTTGATCAAATGCTTCTGTGACAAGTCCTTGTAGTCTTTCACAGTATTTGTTAAATCTTAATTCTTGTATGTATGCTGTTCCAACTCTGCCGTCGTTGTATGACGATGTTGCATCATCTGCACCAGTAGGTAGATAACTTGAAGGAATACGCAAACCACGAACTAACTTGTTAGTAAAATATCTAAGGTCATCAATTTCTCCTAGGTTAGTACCTCCAGGAAGTGTTTCAACTTTAGATCCTCTACCTTCAGCAGTTTGTGGGAAAAAGTAATCTTCATTAATTGACAACGGATTATAACTACTGTCAATTACGTTATTTCCTCCACCTGTACTACTTGGAATTCTTCTTTGATGTATTTCTGTTTTGACACGCTCAACAAATTGCATAGCAAGGTGAGTTGGCATGTTTCCTACATCTACATAAAAAACTCTACGTTCAGGAGCTCTTTGTACACGGTAAATTATAATAGCATCTTCAAGTAATTCTTTTTGTTTATAAACTTTAAATATACCTTCAAGTAAACTGTTACCAAACGGAAAGTTATTATCTAAACCTTCACTCAGACTTAAATGTACTATATGTTCAGCGTTGATAGCTACTTCGCCTTCGCCTTGTTGATATCTACTACCTGCTTGTTGAGGAGCATTACCTACCATTCCTCTAACGCCGCCGCTTTGATATCCGCTACCTCCACCGGTAATGTTACCATTTGTAATATGTGGTGTAGTTGCAACCATGTCTCTAAAATTAAGATTCATGTCACGAATAATATATTGTTCAGGAGTTTTGCCTTCTGATTCGTTAACAATAATTCTAATTAATTTTGCCGGATCAACATGGAAAAGTTTTTTTGTTTCAGGATCTCTAATAAAAAGTTGATCTCCATACTTAAAAACATTTCGCATTATTCTAAACATACGAGTACTAAAATTTTGTATTTTACTCCATTGTCTTAAATATTCTCCTAGTATAGTTACTTCTGTATTGGTTGCACTTTTGTTAAAGTCAAACTTGAAGTTAGTAGAATTTTCAACATTTGATTGAGAACAAAATTCAGCTAGAATATCTAAAGCCGCATTTACTTCTGAATCATTATCCATTGTATTATACTGGCCATATCGTTCTACACGATTTGGACTACCTACATACACATCTGGAAGATATGAACTATAATTTGTTCTAGCAGGTCCTGCTTGTGCTCCGCTACCATTTGTAAAAGGTGAATAGCTACCGGTCATGTTATCACCAGTTTCTACAGGTGTGAAATATTTTTTCCAACTCATATGTTTAAGCCTCCTCG